GAACAATGGGCCCGTGAAAGAGCCATTTGGCTAATCTCTAAAGAACTTGGTCTAGAGTCCTGGGATTACCTGAAGATGCGTGCCAGCGCTCTGAAGGATCATTTGTATGCCAACAAAGTTAGATACGTTGCTTTAGCGTGTACCGCTATCGCAGTAGTTGTTTCTGCTGCTCAACTCCTGAAAAGTGAAGATGAGCCCCAATTCATGCTCGAAGGGTCGCATTCCCGCACCCGCACGAGGCAAGTGATGGCCCCTAAACAGTATGTAGGCCGCCGCGGAAAGAAACGTGGCAATCACATAGTCTCTGGTGGTGACGAACATGATTTGGATGGACAAGACCTTGCTCAAGAACGCTACGAACAAGAATATGAAGAACGCCAACGAGCCCTAGACCTTGAAGTACGTTATCAAGAAGAACTTGAACGTGAAGAGGAACGCCGTAGAGCGCGTGTCGGTAAGAATGCTGATGATGATGATTTCCAGCACCGACGTCGTAGACGTGGAGAGAGACCTGAATGCTTGCACTTTAATGATTGCCCAACCATGCCCTTAGAAATGGATGCGTATAAAGAATGCCACACTTGTTGTGGCGGGCATCACTGTGTGCACTTTGCCACATGCAAACCTCAGAATGAAAAACCTGAGAGTCTGCCTCCTAAAGTTAAGGAGTTGAAGATGAAGCATTTTCCAGTGCAGCGTACCCCCGTAGTGGTGGCCAAAGCTGCTAGGTTGATCCGTAAAGCAAAAACCACAGACAAATACTATACTCAGACTGAGCTTGAAGAGCATCAGGCTGCCAAGCATTTAGCAAAAGTGACCATGTCCGAAGAGTCACTGCTTGGAAAGACTCGCAGCATACATAGAGAAATAGCTGCTCATGTTTTTAAAGTATTGTATGATGGGGAAATGACCTCCACTGCTACAGTGGTTGCCGATAAAGTCATTGTGCCCCTGCACTCCCACCAAGAAGGTAAGAGCGTATCGATTGTGAACGCTGCCTCCTCCGCTCAAATTAGAGGTGAAATAATCCCTATTGCTGAGGATCTTGGAGTGTTTTACCACCGCGGCGCCGTTGCGTGCGGCAAAGGTTGGAGAATGGAAGTTCCCACAACTGGCATTGCCATGCAATTAGGTTATAAGTCGCAAGATGAAGTAGAGCCGTCTCATGGAGTTGGATTTTATTCCTCCAATGGTCTCTATGATGCCCCAACTGAGGCTGGTAACTGTGGTGGTCCTGTCGTATCCTGCACAACGGGTGCGCTTGTAGGCTTTCACATCGCGGGAAGCGATAATGTGAATCGTTTTGTGCCACTCACTGAAGAGCTGATTAAGAAGCTCAAGATGAGTGAGCCCGTGCTAACAAGCACGCTTTTTCAGTAACTCCCCCAGCCCCTTCTACTCTTATGGAAGAGGGAAGGGAGTTCTGGGGGCGTTACCCACTGGAATTTCAAGCGGGAATTTCAGCGAGTGCCTACATCTCACCGCTTCACGAGAAGATGCTCAAACAACATTACTTTCCCATAGTAGGAAGTGTTCCTAAACACTTTGTTGGCAAGAATCGCCGCCACTTGGATTTCAATGTTGCGCGTTTTGAGGACGATACCCACAAAGAAGTGGATCGCGACGCGTGGGGGCTACCAACCCCTAATTTGGAAGCATCATATATCTCATTGGCTAAATACGCGAAGGATGTTTATCCTCTGTCCCCCAAAATGGTAGCTGATTTAAATACAGCTTTTAAGTGGACTGAACGCCAATTTTCACCCGTTATGTCGCATTCGCGAGTAAAAACCCTGGAGGAAGTAGTTGTTGGACTAGATATGTCCACCTCTCCAGGTTGGCCTTGGGTAGGCAAATACAAAACCAAACGAGCCATGGTTGATGAATGGAAAGATTTCCACATCTACATGGAAGAGGATTGGGAACGGTTGAAAGATCCTAATTGGACCGCCGTATTCGGTAACTCTCTCAAAGAAGAGATCCGACCTGCTGAAAAGATAACACAAAATTCAATTCGAACATTTACAGCAGGCCCTATAGAAGCTACAATCCACGGCAATCGTCTCTTTGAAGATATGAACCAAAAGTTTTACGACGCCCACTTTCGTGTGGCTAGTGTCGTTGGGTTCAGCCCCCTAAAAGGAGGTTGGGACGCTTTGTATCGCAAATTAGCCAAGTTTAAGCAAGGATTCGCTTTGGATGAAAGTCAGTATGACTCATCATTGCGTGCTTACTTGATGTGGAGTTGTGCTCAGTTTAGATGGAATATGTTACGTGAAGAAGATCAAACGGAAGAGAATCTAGTAAGGCTGAAAACCTACTATCGAAATCTCGTTAATACGTTGATTGTAACATCAGAAGGAATATTTATAATGAAACAAGGAGGAAACCCCTCAGGATCAGTTAATACAATTACTGACAACACCATCATCCTATATACTTTGTTAGCATACGCCTGGATCGTAAATGCTCCGGAAGAAATGCAAACATATGAAGCTTTTGAAGAACATACTTCTAAAGCACTTGTGGGTGATGATAATACCTTCACCGTCTCTGAAGACGCAATAAACTTCTATAATGCTAGAAGCATTATACCCACCTGGGCTGGAATTGGAATTACCACGACAACAGATTCGATGGACCCCCGCCCAGTAGAGGAGTTAGACTTTTTGTCAGCTCATACAACATTTGTAGATGGTGTTGCTGTCCCGTTGTATGCTCGCGATAAACTGCTGACGTCGCTCCTTTACTCTCGTTTTCCTAACGACCCTGCTTACACCCTAACCCGTGCTACGGCTCTTCAACGAGTCGCATGGGCAGATATACCAATGCGAAGGTACCTGCAGGAATTCGTTGCCTGGATGATGGATGAGTATGACCACGTACTATGTGATGAACAAACATGGAAGATGGCGAAAGCCCAAATTCCCACATCACAGGAATTAAAGGAATTGTTCTTGGGGAAGGAAAGAACATATGGAATGGTAGCGCAAGGTGTTAAAACGGAGAAATCCCTGGTGAATAACCCGCCCTGTCGCACAAAGTTCTGTCAAGTATGCGGAATCGAAGAAAGAGGCAATAGCCGCATAAAAAGTAGTAAACGAATCGTTACTACTTCTCCTATACAGGTTAAAACTAGATTACCTAAGAAACCAATGAACGGTTTACCCCAACGACAACGCAGAAAACGATCTGCAAGAAAGAAGAAGCAGAACCCCGGAATGAAACGGGGTCCCCTCCTCCCAAGTGGAGCCTTTTCACGTAAAGGACCAGGGAGACGCTCACGCAGGAAGAGCCCCAGAAAGGACTTCGCTGGAGTACAAAACTCCAACCGCATTGACGGATTGCGTAGAGGAAAGAAACGCCACAATTTCTCAGAAGATGAGTTTATTGTAGACCTTTTAGGTTCACCCACCTTTGGGTCTGGGACTAGCACTTCAGCATTACAATTTGCGTGCAATCCTGGCCAAGCCGCCACATTCCCTTGGCTTTCACAAATAGCACAACGCTATGAAAAGTATGTGTTTACCAAACTAGAGTTTTACTACAAACATG